AAGCTCGGCCTTGTCCGCCGCCGTCCAGTAGTCCACGCCCTTGACGGGGGTGTGTCCGTCAGCTCCTGCGGGGCCTGTGGCACCCGTGGCACCAGTAGCACCAGCAGGGCCGGTCTCCCCCTGCGGACCTTGCGGGCCGGTGGCGCCGGTGGCCCCGGTGTCACCTTTAGGGCCTTGCGGACCGGTTTCTCCGGGGTCGCCTTTGTCGCCTTTGGCTCCCGCCGCTCCAGGCTCGCCCTTATCCCCCTTGTCGCCTTTGGGGCCTTGCTCGCCCGTATCGCCTTTGTCTCCCTTGTCTCCCTTGTCACCCTTGTCGCCCTTTGCTCCCGGTGCTCCGTCCTCACCATCAAATTCTCCGGACGCTTTAGCCTCGGCCAGTGCGGTGTCGATAGCGTCCGACAGGGTGCTTGTGCTCAGAGCACCAACTTCCTCAGCGGTGTAACTGGGTTTCGTGGGCTGCTTTGCCCAAGCAGGAACAGTCGGGTCGGTTTCATCAACGGTAACCGGGTGTTCGTCCAAATACTCAACAACCGCCGCTTCGATAGCATCTTTGTCAATGCTTTCAGCGGCGTCCTCTGCCCTTTGAGCGGATGCTTCTGCGCTTTCTGCTGATTCCTGTGCTCGTTCGACAGCGCCAGACAATGCGGCAATGGCCTGAGTAATAACGGACTGATCTTCCGGCGTAGGAGGATCGTCAGACGGTCTTGCCCTCTTTTTTACGGGAATTTTAATGATGTATTTCGTTTCGCCGTCAGAATTGCCCTCATGTACGAAAATCCATGCGAAAATATCTGCGCCGGAAATTAAATACTCATCCGGGATGCTGACTCCTGTTGAATCTCCAATCTGTGTTTTCGCCACTCCGGTTTTGTCGTTAGAAAAATGGACCTCATAAGAATCAGGAAGAGAAGGGCCGTAAACCACCAACCGCTGACCATAATCATACTGATAAAGCGGAGTTGTCTCCGTTTCCCTACTGCCCCCAAAAACCGCCTTGACCTCGTTTAACATCGTATCACCTCACCATATCGGAATGTATGTGCTTTCGTCTCTTTTTTTGTAAAGCAACCTAGCCAAGCTCGCAACACTGTCGGGAGCATCATCGTGTTCTGCGTTTTCGCTATAATCGCAAATCTGATTAATGTATTCGTTATCTGTTCCGTTTACAAAAATAACGTCCTTCCAAATTGCTTTTAGGTATGTCACGATTTTAATGTATTTGTTTTGGTGCTCCGCGTAAAGAACGACCTTTGCTCCAAGCTTTCTCAAATCTCTCCCGACCATGCCCTTGTCTGCGTTGTTTTCGTTATAAATCTTGTCACACATAAACCGAGAATAATCCTCCAGAATCTCTGTGTAGCAATCTTCAACATGCTTTCTCCGCATTTTCCCGTAAACATAATACTTATCGCCTTGTTTCCGCATTATTGTCCACGCCGTGTAATCTTCTCCGTAGAACGCACTATCGACGTGCATCGTTCCTTGCTCAACCATAGCAGGGTCTCCTCCTGTTGTGGGGTCAAGGAATATCACATCCTCAGCGGCAATGTGGCGCAAATCGTAGTTGGCAGCGAAGAGAGATGCAGTCATCCTCTGACGGATTTCCTCTATTTCTTCCGCGCTGATAAGCCCCGTTCGCTTGTAGTCCCATTTTTCCGGGTTTGGCATGAGCGTAAAGCAGTCATCTTTATGCCACGGCGTTCCCGTATTATAAATCCGCCCACCGCGATTCTTAATGTTCTGCAGCTCTTGATATACTGACTTTGTATGATCTCTTTCGGCTTTGCTGATACGGTCTTTGAGATTAACAATATCATCTGTGAAAATTCTGTCAAAGTGCTTGCCCGTCAAACTGGAGCCGATGCCCATTCCAAAGAGCTGCGAAGTGCCGCGCACATCTGTTGTTAAATTCGTGCTGATTTCATTCGCAGACGTAACAGTAAAACGCAAGTCAACACCATAAATGCACTGGACAAAGTATCTTGTATGCCCATCCTCCAATATCTTTTTGACCTGCTTGATAACTTCCTTTACATCGTCGTCCGTCTTTCGCATAAACAAGATGCGCTTGTTTGGCAGCATGATAATAAGCAGAGCAAGGGCAATAGAGAGACAGGTCGTTTTGTAGCTGCCTCTATGCCCCTGCAAGGTCTTATCTTCCCGTCCGCGTACCATTTCGATAATCCAGTCATTGTGAAAATCAACCAGCTTGTCGAATCCGATCATGTGGGCAAATCTGACGGGGCTTGCCAGCAGGAAATCAATCGCCTGTTGCCGGGTCATCATCCAGCACCGCCTTTTCCACTTCGTCTATTACGGCCTGTTCCACTTCCGCAATTACAACCTTTTCAACGGGCTTCTCCCCTACCGTATCACGGATGACCTCGAACGCCTTTGTTACGCTTCCTGCCTTGTTGCCGTTCAGCGCCTCATCAATCAAAGCGAGAGATATCCGTTCCTGAACATCTCTGTCCGAAAGTAGCGTAAGAAGCTCCTCACGAAGTGTTTTCCGTGCTCTCCGAGCCTCACCAGACGCTTTTCCTGCTCTTGATGCACGTTCTCGCCGTTCCTCCGCGGTTAAGCACTCTGACGGGCGCATTAAATTTTTATTATTCGCCATCAGCTCATTCCGCCTTTCCTTGTATGTTTTTTAGCTCTACCCGGCAAACGCTATTTGCTTTCAGGTCGTGAATTACGCCAATATGGCAAGCCGTGCCGTCTGGCAAAAACTGTAATTCGTAGCCTACAGGGTAATATTCAGCCCCGGAAAAAATCACCTTTAAGCGATCCGGCACAAACAGCGGAATGTTGTGCACTCCTCTTTGTTTAATCATAGCACATTCACGGCACATATTCAAGAATTTTGCTCTATCCATATTTCACCTCTTGTCTGTAACCATCAAAATTGCTTGTTACACCCAAAAACCTAGTATTTTCAACGGTTTCGGGGCGTAACTAACTGTAACTGTAACTATCTTTCCTATAAATATATATGGCATTTTCATTTTTTGATTTATGATTTTTGGAAAGTTGTAGAATTGGTTACATTGGTTACACTCATTTTTATTTTTCTTATTATATTATATATTCTCTCTATAATGTGTGTTTTGTGTGTTTTATATATAGAAAAAGTTGCAAAAATAGGTGTAACCAATTTTGTAACTAACATGTAACTAACGTAACTAACCAATTATAACGGGAGTTCATCATCCAATTCTTCAATTTCCGACACACACTCCGTCCCCGTTTTCGACCACCAGCGCTGAATTCCGTAGGGCTGAAAGCGCTTAACTTTTGGCTGTTTCTGCCATCCGTCAAGAGATTGCATAATAATGGAGATCTCGTTGCTCTCCTTCTTCGTTGGTTTGGAAAATTCGCTCATTCCAAGCGCACGCTGCCACAGCTCCAAAACGCAGGTTTCGCTCCGTCCGGTCAAATAATCCTGTATCATGCCAACGCGGAAATCATCTTCTGTTGCGTCTTGCTGCTTCTCCCGAATTTCCGGGATCAACCGTCTGTCTGCATAAGGCGGGATTTCGCCCTTGTCGTACAGGGATTTTGCCTCCGCCCAGCATTGACGGATATACGCTTTGATTTCTTCCTCATGGTCGAATAGGTCGTATCCGCTCTGATTGACCTTGATGGGATAAAAGCGGCGGTTACCTGTCTTATCCGTCAAAAACTGCTCTTTGTTGGTGGTGCCAATAAACACACATTGGCGGGGATGGTCTGTCACCCGCTTATCAAATGGCATACGATATCGGTCGTTCAAGCGGGTCAAGTAGCTTTTGACGGCTTCCTGCTCCCGTGCTTTCGTCATCGCCAAAAGTTCCGACACCTCACAAATCCAAGCGCCCTCGACCGCCTCAATGCCACGCTGCCCTTCAAATTCGTTGACCTCTGAGAAATACTCATCTTTGAGAGCAAGCCAACGTACAAGCGTGGATTTTCCCTCGCCCTGTTTGGTGCCGATCAGCACAGGCATATCGTCGAACTTTGCGCCGGGGTTAAATAGACGGTGTATCCCTCCAGCAAAGATTAGACGGCTGACCTCACGGGTGTAAGGTGTATCCTCACAGTTCGTCCAGTGGTGGAGAAAATTCGCAATCCGGTTCTGCCCGTCCCACTGAAAGCTCGATACCAAATCACGGACAGGGTGATATTGATTTTTGGCGAAAACGATCCGCAAAGCATCATCGCATTTTTGAACGGAGTGAAATTTG